TCAAATCAGACTGCCTGGTTCAGTCGCCGCGTCAGGCACCAGAATGTGAAGCGTGATCATGTGCTTGAGATCGTAAGGCTGACCGCCCTTTGTGATCTTCACTGTCAGCACACCCTCAGCAAAATCCGTCTCTACGTCCACACCATCATCGACCTGGTTGATGGTGTAGCCCCAGCCCTCATCAACGGGCGGAAATGGAACGAGACCGAGACACCCTGTAATCCGATAAACCCCGGTCGATACTCGCGACGAAAAAACCTCACTTCCCCCCAGAGAAACGAGGTCATAAGTCGCACCAGTTGCACCGAGAACGTTGATTGCTGCTCTAGCCATGATTAGATCGCCTTCAATGTGCCGTCTGCGGCGCGGGTTGTGTTGGCTGTTGTGTACAGTTCAGCGGTTGAGGTCCAGCCCCCTGAGTTGTTTGTTGCCCTTGCAACAATTTTTACCTGGGCTGCCCCTTGCTGGATCGCAAGTTGTGCACTGAAACCTGGCGATGAGTACGGAAAGTTAAGAACTGACGAGTAATTGAGTAGTGTTGTCGTCGTACCGTCCATTGCATAGAAACCACCAGGTAGGCCAAGTGTTTCAATTGCCTGAATCGGCGCTGTCGTGCCCGCCAGACCATAGGTGCCAATCTTCACGGCATCAGTGATTCCGTACCCCGCTAGCGTGGTGGCTTTCGCAGCTTTACCTCCCAGCGCAGTCGCCATTGTCGCTGCGAAGTTGGGATCATTCCCGATTGCTGCGGCTTGCTTGCCCAACGTATCCAGGGCGGCGGGCGCAGACCCAACCACCGCCGCAATGGCGGTTTTCACAAAAGCCGTACTTGAGGCCTGAGTTGTGTTTGTACCCGCCGCAGCTGTAGGGACAGTAGGAGTCCCGGTAAATGCCGGGCTTGCAAGCGGCGCTTTTGCAGCTAAAGCCGTTTCAGTTGCAGCAGCATCAGCCTTGGTCGCGGGGTTGAAAGTTCCGCTATGCCACAGGGTGCGCGCGGGGGTCCAGTTCCCTTGAGCATTGACTGCGCGAACGACAATCAGAACATCGCTACCGCCTTGTTCGATTGCAAGTTGTGCCGAATACCCGGCGCTGGAATATGGCAGGTTCAAAACCGACGAGTTTTGAAGCAGGCCAGTATTGCCGATGCCCATCGTGTAGAAACCGCCAGGTAGACCAATTGTGTCAATCGCGGCGTTTGGGGTCGCGGCAGCACCGAGACCGTACTGTCCAACAGCGAGCGCATCGATGATGCCGTAGCCGCCTAGGGTCGTTGGCTTGCCGGAGGATATCTTGCCCCAGTCCAAAGCCGGTATGTCAGCGGCGGCCAAGGAACCGCCAGCTGTTACGAGGCCTTTGGTGTTGACTGTGACCTTCGAATACGCCCCTGCAGCTACGCCGCTATCGGAAAGCGTCAGAGTAATAGAGACGTTGGCAGAACCGTCAAATGAAGCGCTGCCACTACCCGCGCCACCAATTGAGATCGTGCGGGCGACCGCCAACCTGGTCGCCACGCCGATTGCTGTTACACCATCGACGACCTTCTGAAGCTGGTCTTTAAGCCACTGCGTGCGGCTCGCCAGTTGCTTGGCCTGCAGGTTATCGATGCCCTCGGGGCCACCGAGGACGGGATCGGAGGTTTCGAGTTGATAGATGCCGGGCGTCCATTCAATTGGTTCAGGTAGATCGGCCATTAGCTGCTCCCACGGTTGTATTGACCGTCACGACGTGCAACACCGTTGTGCCGGATCGCGACTTCCTGATAGTCGAGAGATACCAGACGGCAGCGTGCAGGGGCGACGGAAAGAAGAAGGCGGCGCAAGAGCGCAGCCTGATCATTGGTAATGACGCGTTTTAGAAAGACGCGATAAAGAGCCCACGCAGAGGGATCGCCGTGGACGTAGGTACCATTGCGAGTGATTGAGCCGTTGCGGATCTGGTTGTTCAGACCCTCCTGGATCGTTACCTCACCGAAGCCCAGCAAGCGGATAACCTCGCGGATAGCCCATGGATTGCCCTTGTATCGATGCAACTCGGCCGAACTCTTGATCAGGTTGCGCTTGGCATCCTCAGACTCGGCCAGCAACCAGGCCGCCTCGTCGATGAGGGAGAACTGGTCGGCCAGCACAGGCAGCAGTCGCGGTTTCACCAGGTCGACCAGGTAAACCAACATCGCATTGATATCCAGGCTGTCAAACGTCTCGTTGAGGAGCTCGCAGAGCAACGCAAAGCGCTCATCACCGGCCAGGGCTGGCGGTAGCTGTTGCTCAGCCATACGCCACCCCCGCATCCTCTAGCAGGATCGATGTGCAGTTCGCCCATTCATTACTCAGCAACTCGCGCCAGGCGCTGGGTAACTCCAGCTCGGCGCGATAAACGCCATTCACCTGCAGCAGCGCCGTTATCTGCTCCTGGACAAGATCACGGCCGAGCCCGGCACGGCGTTCAACCGCATACGCGTCGGCAGTAGCCCTGGCCGCCTTCATCGCTTCGGCTCGATCTGCTGTCGCGTAAAAGGTCAGGCGCGCCTTGATCTGGTAGTTCACTTCGATGGGCGCAAGGACATGCACGGTGTCGCATAGAGGGCGCACCTTTTCACCAGAGACCTGGCTCTTGATCTGCTGCAGTAGATCGCCAGTAGGCAAGCCGGTGTTGGTAAGCGGGAACAAAGCTACATGGCCATCTAATTGACCTTCGTCCGGCCCGTGCACGGCGACATCGATGATCGACTGATGTACAGCCAAGGCATGGTAGCGATAGGCGCCACGACTGCCGGCATTGCTGAAGGCTTCAGGGGCCAGGATGATCCGCTCGCGGTAGCGGTCATCATCTTCATCCTCGGCACCTTCGGCAGTGACACTGGTGTTGGTCGCTGTTAGGCCCGCTGCAGGTGAGTTCCCGATGCTGCTGATCTGGCCGACGGCCCAACCGTTGCCAACCACCCCAGTTGCAAGACAGGTCGCCGTTGTGCCTACCTGTGTTTGGCCAGCGGGAATGATTACATCCTGGTCAGTCAGGAATGTGATCTTGGCGTCTTGGGTGCTGACCCGAGTACCGGCCGGTATCAGCAATTGCTGCTGAACTGCGGCCGGCACGCTGAAGCGGATCGGGCAACGTGCTGGGGCCGCCAACAGCCTGGGAGTTGCAACCAGTTCGCCCAGGTAATCCAAGATGGGGCCTTTTGCGAAACGCACCAGGGACTGCTCGCCGGCATTTTGAATGGCCATGTCGGAGAGCGTCTTGGCGTAGGCAATCAGGTCGATAAAAAGCCGCTCGACCTGGGCGGGATACAGGGTTTTTCCCGACTTGGCCTCATAGCGGGCAATCAGGGCGGCCTCGGTCGCGGCCGGATCGATCTCGACAAAGACGGGTTTAGGCAGCTCGCGCATAGGGCACCTCGGTCAGTTGGGTGACACCATCCGCAACACGCCACTGCACCCGCACTCTGATCTGCGACTCTTCAATCAGCACCTGCACCTGCACGACCGAGATGCGGGTTTCCCAGCGACGAAGGGCGTCGACAGTTTCCCGCACCAGGTGCGGCGTCACGCGGTTAACAGGCCAGTCGATGTACAAATGCAGGTTGCTGCCGAAGTCCGGCCGATGAGCGTCGGCGCCCTTGGGCGTGGTGAGGATGATGCGAATGGACTGGTCGATATCGCGCAAGCCCTCGACAACCTCCCCGGATGTACCGAGGGCGGGCTGCCAGTGGGTGGCGGTGATGCTGGTGTAAGGAGTGGGCGTCGTCATGCCTTCTATAGTGGATACACTGGAAGAAGACTACTTTTAATCGAGTTTAAAGACGCCTAGGACAGAGGTCGCTAATGAATGAGTTATGCCGATCAGTTGAAATGAAGCTTGCCCGTGCGGAATCACAAGCTCGGTCGTTGTCGGACTCCGTACTGACATGGGTTACAAACAACCCCTTAACCGCTGAAAGCAGGCTTCGGGATGGACGCTTTGGATTTCAGCTTATTTTGAATGAGTATCGTGAACCCCCGCCATTGGATACTTGGGGGCTTGCCATCGGAGAGTGTGTTCATAACCTAAGAAGCGCCTTGGACAATCTCGCGTATGCATTAGCACGACTCGAATGCGATCCGCCTGCGTTTCCTGGAAGAATTGCATTTCCAATTTTCACCGACAAAGCTTCGTATGAGGCCAACGGACGTCGGTGTATCAGTCAATTACCTCAGGCATCGGCTGATCTGGTAGAGCGTTTACAGCCGTTTCAACGAGATGGTTCACCTGAGTTTGGAATTGCAGCTAACGATCCGCTTGTCCTCCTTCAGTGGCTAAACAACGCCGACAAGCATCGAGTGCCTTCGGTCGTATTGATTGCACCTACAGAACTGACTCATAACATGGCTGTAAAATTCTACTCAGATGAAGACGCATCAGCGAACGTACCACCAGATGCAACCGTCTGGGCTGGCCCTCTCGAAGCTGGGGTCACGCTAATCGAGCTAAGAACAACCTGCCCAATAGAATCAGTTAGTGGTCAGTACGAAGGATACGCCAGGGTTGCTATCCAGTACGAAGACAGATTGGAACCGATAGGGCCAATGTTGGTGGCGTTGCACAAATACACTGCGCTTGTTGTTTCCCAATTCAACGTTTACTTCTAACTGAGCTATTAACAAAGCTAATGGCTATGGTGGTTCGAGTTGCCACCGACATCCAGGACAGCCCCTGTTGCATTGACGTTGCCATTAACACCGATATCGCCATTCACCTGCAGGTCGCCATTCAGGGTGACCTGCGGGATGTCCAGAGTCGCCGAGGGCGCCTTCACCACCACCGGCTCACCGGCTTCGACCGTGATGTTCCGGCCGCACTTCACCAGCAACGCCCCCACGCAATCCAATGTCATCACCCCGGCCGCACGGTCGTAGGTTGAGACCGTCCCGTCACTGAACCGCACATAGTCTGTGTCCTCGTCGACCACAGGCGGCGGCTCGGCTGTCGAATAGACCCCGCCCAGGTAAACACCACCTACACCGTCAGAGTCCAGCAGCACCGCGCCCTGTTCATTCAGCTCCGGCATCAACGGCCTGCGCTGAGTGCCCTGGGTGTTGCGCTGGGGCACGTTGAGCCAATAACTCTCAACGCCGTCACGGTCATCCAGGCGCACCCGGACGCGACAGGTCATGTAGTCCACGGCGCTGACTTCGCCGTACTCCAGTTGAACACCCATCAGGCGACCACCTCTTGTTGAATACCGTAGGTCGACAGCGCCAGGTCAGGCTTGGTGCTGTCCTGGGTCATCGAGATCGAGGGCGCCGAGACGCGGCAAGACTCCAGATCGACGATGTAGCCGCCACTGCGGGTCATTTCATGTCGGGCTGACGTGATCAGGTAGTTGCCACCGAGCATGCCAGCAGCTGCCAGCGTCACGATGTTGCCACTGACGAGGTTGGGTCGGCCCATGGCGGTCCAGGCGCCTGTTGTGCGCTCCCGGTTGGCCTTGGCCAGCTCGGCCTTGGCTTTCGCCTTGGCCTCTTCGGCCGAGGCACTGCGCTTGCGCTTCTTCTTGGTGTCGCCGCTGGTCGTGGCTTTACTGGAGCTGCTCGGCACTGCGACTGTTTCACCTTTATTGTTGATGGTGTACGAGATCAGCTTTTTGGTCGCCGGCTCCTTGTGCTTGACCTCAACGGCTTTCGGTACTTCCCGGATCTGATCGCGAAGATTGATGTTGCTCAGGTCTCCCAGTACCAGGGACGCCACCGGCACGCCCTTGACCAGTTCGCTGATGGCATGGAACACCATGCGCTTGCCGGTCACCTTGAACGCATAGTCGTACTCGCCCGCCAGGTTGCGCAGGAACACCAGGTCCGACTCCTGTTGTGTCAGCCGGTCGAGCTTGATCGGTTCGATACTGCCGATCAGCTCCAGCCCCTGGCGGATGGCGATCTGCTTGGCTACCGCGTCCAGGGTCGTGTTTTCATAGGCCTTGTGTTCAGGCGTGCGCAACGGGCTATTGATGCCGGTGCCCAGGGCGCGAATCGTGACCGTGAACGGTGGGCCTCGCAGTTCGACCCCATCGATCTCAAACCGGCCCACCGTGCGCAGCGGCTGCCCCTCCCAGCCAATGGACAGCGCCAGGCTATCGCCCTTTCCTGGATACCAGGTATCGCGCCATTTGCCTTCGGCGTCCTCCAGCTCGACATCCAGGCTATCGGCCAGGCCTGACAAGAAGTCCTGGTAGGTCAGTGACAAGAGGTGTTCGCTGATGTTGCGGGTGATATTGCGCTGCTGGTAGGTCAGGACGAAGCGAGCCTCGGGCACCTGCTTGGGAGTCATCGCATCCATGGCGGCAGATCCTCAGTAGTGGCCATGGGTTCAAGGACCGGAATGGCCAGGGTCAACCCGGCCGGCAGCGCCCCAGTGATCGGCACATGCATGTTGGCCTGAACGATCGGCAAATACCGATGAGCGTCCCCATAGTATCGCCAGGCCAACTGGTCCCAGCGTTCACCCTCGGTCGTGACATGGGTCAGAAACATCAGGCCTTCCTCGTCAGAACTTGCGCCGCCAAGCCCGCCAAGCGGGTACTGGCGCCGTCCATGGTGGTCAGTGCCTGGGCCAGTGACTGACGGGACGCAGTGAACCGGTCAACGATGTTGCCCAGGTCAACCGGATCGAGCGCGGAGCGAGCGCCCGTGACACTGCTCAGCACGTCTTCACCGAGGCGCGACAAATCGGCGCCGTCATCAAGCAGGCCCGCGGCTGCAGTCAGACCCTGTAACGGCTCGATGGCCCTGGCAGTGACGCCCAGCAATTGCGGAACCTGGCCAAGGATCATCGAGGCGTTGCCGCTCTTGACCGTCTCGTACAGGTTCTGGCCAGCCTTCAGCATGTTGCCGGCTGTCTTGGCATGGCCGATCACCGCTTGCACTGTGCTGGGGGCTGGCATCAGTCGTGAGATAAGTCCGGGCGATCCAGCTGCAGCAGCTGACGTACCGCTCAACGCCGTATCGAGCAGCCCGGAGCGAGTCACCTTGCGGGTGAAGGCCCCGGTGTACTCCTTCAGGTTCAGCTGAACTGTTGCAGACTGGATCTGGCCCGTTGCCGTTGCACGGCGGATGGCGTTGCCGATGTTGGTTATGACATAGGCGCCATGGTACTCGCCGGACCCCATCACGAACGCCAGGGGCTCGTGCTTGGTCTTGGCCTGGCGCAATGCCCGCAAGCGCGCCTCGGGATCGCCCAGGACAGGATGCAGCTCAATGGTCAGGTTGCATTCGTCCAGCCCTTCGCCGATCCACTCCAGCAACGGCTTGCCTTGGATACGCGCATGCTCGGCCCAATCGGCCGATCCGCTTTGCTCCATGCCGCTGATGCCACCGGCAACGGTGAATTCGATCTCGCCCAGGATGGCAAACATCACGCAAGCCCTCCATCACCTGAGCCATAGCTCAGGCGGCGCTTGTCATGCATGTAGCGTTCTATCATTCGCATGAACTCGGGATAGGTGAGCTTCAGTGCCTGATTGACCTGGTCCTGTACGCCGGGACCACCTGGCACGGTGATCTGCGGGGAGAAGTTGAAGACGGGCTGCCCGCCTGCAGCTGCAGCACCACCAGGAGCTGTACCACCACCACTGCCCATCATGCTCGCCCTGGAAACGTCGGCAGGGTTCGGCGGTGCGAGGTCGACACCCGATTGCGCCGCCATGCCCAGCGCGGCCTTACGCACCAGGCCAGCCTGGGCGCTGATGCCGATGGCGGCGCCTTCGCTGATGTTGGCCCCATAGCCCATGAACACGCGGCTCGGCGACTGGATGCCAAGCGTCTCGGTGAACCAGCCTTTTACCGATGAGCCGACACCGACCACGCTGTCTTTCAGCGACGCGGCCATGTTGCTGATGCCGTTGACCAGGCCCGTGACAATCATGCCGCCGAACTCGGTGAACTTAGTCGGCAACTCAACCCTGAAGTAACTCATCACTCCAGCGAACGCCCGATAGAACAGGCCCAGCGGCGAGAAGTTGGTAATCAACTGAGCCACACCGCCGAGGCCGCCGCTAAAGGCTTGCGGTATTTCGCTGATGCCCTCCAGTACCCAGCGGATGGGCGCCATCAGGGCGGACAGAACGCTACCAACGGCCCGACCAAACTCGATCCCTGACCAGGTGGCACGGCCCAGGGCATCGCCAGTGACTTGCACCGGGCTGAACAGCTCACGGAACCATTGAATCACCGGCTGGATGAAAGCCCCCAGTTGCGTGAGCAATGGCCCCACTGGAGCGAAAGCGGCAGAGAAGGCATCACGGATAGGCTTGAGGCCTTCAACAAGCCCCGTGAAGAAACCGATAGTCCAGGCCTTGATAGGCTCCCAGTTTTTGTAGATCACAAGCCCCACTGCTCCGACGACGACCGCGACTGCTGCAATACCAGCAATCAGCAAGCCAATCGGCGTAGCGATGATAGCTGCTCCAAGTGATGCAACGGCACCAGTCAGACCTGGCATCAAAGCAGTCACACTGCCAACACCAGTTATCAATGGAGCAAACCGGGCAGCCAGCAGCGAGCTGTTCAACAATGCAGTCTTGGCAGTCAGCAAGGACATGAAAGTCCCGACACTGTTGAGTGCCGAGGCGCCGAGGTTGGCGCCATACTTCAACCCAATGAACCCGAGCTTGAGGGCAACAATGGCGGTGACTGTCTTAACAACACCGCTGATCAGGCCCGGATTGTTCTCGGACCAGACAGCAAACGAACGAACAACAGGCACAACCGCCTGGGTGATCTCTACCAACGAGGGCAACAACGCACCACCGAGCGAGATACCTACTTCTGACAGACTGATAGTCAGCGCTTTAAGTTGCTCTTTCGGGCTTTCCATGCGCTTGTTCCAGTCAGCATCAAGTCCGCCTTTATCGGCGGCATCGATACTGCCCTGTTGAATACCCGCGAGATCCTTCTTGTTGGCCATAGCTGGGCGAACGAAAGACAGTACCTGCTGATCGGCGAACAGCTCCCCCAGCTTGTACGCTTCATTCAAACGGCTAAGGGCAATCTGCCGCTCTTTATCATCCGTGATAGCCATTACTTTCTGAAACTTATCAGCCGCCGCTGGCCCCTTGCTACCTACATACTGAGTAATGACCTCCAGCATCGCCTGGACGGGAGTAAGACCTTTCCCGACCAAGTTCTTCATAGAGCTGGTTAAGTTGATCCCAGCCCCCTCAAAAGACTTGAGAGTGTCCTTCGCAGTTAACTTAGAAAGGAAGTTCTTAAAGTTGTTTGCTGCTTCGTCGTTGCTACCGGCACCGCGCCGAGCGATCTGCAGAGACGCACCGATCTCAGCGACTGCACGCTCACCAGTTACGCCCAGGGCGGCAAATTGAGGGGTAAGTTGCGGCAGCCATTTGGCCATGTCCGCTAGCTCAAACTGCCCACTCTTACCGGCAAAGGCGAGCATGTTCATTGAGCGCTCCAGCCCTGCTGCACCGATTCCGAGGTTGTCATTGAGCGCGATGGCCACAGACCCCAGGTCATCCATGCTGGCGCGAGTGGCCGTAGCAGTTTTGGCCATCACTGGTGCATAGTCAGCCAACTCCTTCGCACTAGAGATGCCACCGGCAATTAACACCGCCGTGCCGGTGGCGACTTCAGTCTGTGTCTGATTCCACTTCAACGCAGACGCACGCATCACATTACTGAGTTCTGCCTCTTCGGCTGCGTCAAATCCGCCCGTAATGGCGATGTCGTTGGTTCGGTCCTTGAAGTCGATAGCGGTACGCATCGACTGAACCACCGGAGCCCCAACCACAGCTGCAGTACCCAGCGTTTCCATTGCCTGGCCACGAAGCTCACCGCGTTGGTTTTTCAGCGTTGCACCTCTGGCAATGCTGGTGTTGAGGTTTTCCTGTTTGATCTTGAGCTGGTCAATTGCTCGACCGACCTGGTCATACTGTCGGCGCATGCGCTCGATGCCAGTACCACCACGCGCCAGGGACGCGGCCAGCTCGGTCCCTATGAGCTTTTGTTTGGCCGTCAGGCCATCGGTCGCACGCCCGAGCAGCTGCACTGTTGACTTGGCAGAACCGAATGCGGCACTCAAGGAGCCCGACACAGCGGCCCCTATTCGTAATCCGACTAAGACTTCATTCGCCATAGAGTACCCGGCAGGCTATTTGATTGAGGGGGTGCGCCTGAGACGTAGGCGCACGGTAGGACGAAGGTCTGGAGGGGCTGCCGATCAGCGTTTCATCTGCTCGGCAATTTCGTTGCGGCGGCAAATTTCACGTCGACACACATCGACCCAAAACCAATACCGATCCATGTCCAGCTCGTCGATCTCAGACGGCTGCAGCCTCAGCACCAGCAACAGCGCCTCGTCCCAGGACTGCAGCAAGGTCTCCTCCGTTAGCCATTTCCCGCAACACCTCGGTGGCTAACTTGGAATCGGCGATATCGAACTCGACGAGATCCTCGATGGTGATACCCAGGAGCTTGGCGACCAGTATGTCCTCCATCGCGGCCTCGTCCTTGGTGTGGGTCTGCGCAGCGCTAATGTCTTTGCGCTTCAGGCGTTTGATGGGCAACTTCGAGATCGTGTCGCCGGCGGCGTTTTTGAAAGGAAACTTGAGGGTAAAGCTGAGTGGTTCGGCCATCTTTGTTGCTCCAGGTTGTCGGTTTAATCGACTGCTTTAAGTGAGCCCTGAGCATCGCACCTGGCCGTGGCGATGACTTTTAATCGAGTTTAAAGACGAAGCCCCGCACGATGGCGGGGCTTCGGTTTGCCGTCCTGGCGGCTCCAGTCCGTTGGAGCTAGTCCTGGTCATGCATCAGCAGTGGCGGCAGCAATGGCACTGACAACGTGGTGTCATCTGATAGCGGCCGGTCGCCAATGTCATGCTCAGTGCCTCAGCCAAAACCTCTATCGGGGTTTCCTCCAAGACCTTGCCCCAGTATTGTCTGGCACGCATAAAGTCGAAGTCTCGACGCACCTGCATATCGATGCATCTCACTAAATCATCGCGCTTTTTTTCTATTACTTGCTGTTCTTCAGGAGTCAAGGACATGACCACCTCCAATATCAAACGATTCGACGAACTCACCGGCCAGATACTCGGCGTGTTGTATGAGAGTTTTCCGGTGCCACGCGTCCTGTTACTTAAGGATCTCATCTCTGACGGCATTTCATTCGATGAGCGCGTGGGGTTCGATGTTCCCAATGAAAACGGCGAGTTCCTTTTTGCCTGTATCGACTGGCTGACCGAGTCAGGCTACCTGCGCTTCCAAAGCAAGATTCAAGCTACCGGTTACTCGGAGTGTGTACTGACCGCCAAAGGTCTTGAGGTGCTGAAGGCAACCCCGGATAGCCTCAGCACCGAATCGAGCCTTGGTGAGCAATTGATTGACGCATCCAAAACAGGAGCCAAGAGCTTGATCGGTGACCTCGCCGGACAAGCCCTGTCCATCGGAGTTAAGTTCGCTACCAATCACTTAGGCCTCCCTGGCTAACTTAGGCCTGACCGATATTCTTCCGGTACTTGGACAACTGGTCTTCACCACCGACCCGGAAGATGTTGGACAGGTAGTCCAGCAACACCACTTCTTCACCGTTGAGTACCTGGCGCACGTAGGTCGCCGAGAACGGTGTTTCATACTTGGTCGGGTCGCGGGGTTTATGGCTGCCCAACTGGTACTCCTTGCCGGTGATGGTCATCATCGTGACCAGTGGGATCTCATCGATCAGGCCGCCGTTGTTGAACACCTGGACGTTGGAGCGGCATTGAAGCTGGATGCTCTTGAATGGGGTGACCAGCTTCTTCGCTGCTTCAAAGTACAGGCTGTTCCAGGTGATCTTGCCTTCCAGCTTATCAATGCCATCCGGCAATTCGATCAGGCCAACCATGCCCAGCCCCTGAAAGTCGCTGGTCACGGTCTTGATCGAGCCCAGATCGATCTCTTCGGACTTGCCAAAGAAGCTGGCACCGTCGAGGTAGATAGCGGCGTTGGAAATACGGTGTGCGCTAAAACCGGCCATTTATGCGGCTCCCAGGTTGACCAGGTATTCCCCGGTGATTTCAGTTTCGAAGGTGCCGCGTTCAAGCGGCACGGGAACACCCAGCTTGTAGCTGAACAAGACGTGCCCCAACTCCAGCTCGGTTTGCGGATTGCGCGCAGGGTCATACCAGCACTCACCACCGAGCAACGCCTCGTCGCCAACCAACTTGCGGATATACAGGTTGACGCTTTCGGTGATGCTGTCGATCAGCGAGTCAGTAACAGGCTGGTCATTGAACTGCAGCGCGCTGTAACGGATCGACTCGTCCACCACGTCCTTGGTACGCCGCACGTTTTCAAAGTTGCGCGTGTGGGTCACTGTAGGCCAGGCGGCGGAACGGTTACCCCACAGACGAAAGCCGGTGCCGAAGGAGTTGAAGACGGTGGTGATGCCGTTTTCGTTGAGCAGATTGACCTCACTGTTTGGGTCATCGATCCGGGCCGTCAATGGTCGCTCCAGGCCGATGACGCCAACCAGTTCCTGGTTGGAACTACTCCACCAGTACCCCTTGTCGTTATCGATCTTCGCCCGTAGGCCTGCTGCGCGGATCGACAGCGGCTGCAGGCGAGTGCCATCGGTTGCTGCGTCGTACACCTTGACATGCGGATAGCACAGGCGCACACGGTCGCTGCTGGTGTTGAAGTTGATAGTTCCGGCCGGGCCGCGCCCCGCAATCACTTGTTGCACCGTGGTCCCGATAGGCGCATCGATGTATGTGAACGCGCTGACCTGCACGGCCGAAATGATCAGTTCGACGCTGACCGAATTCAGGGTGCTGAAGCCCGGCGCAATGAAGATTTTCGGGAAGTACCCGAGCAAGTTGTAACTGTCCTGAAAGGCCTTCAAGCCAGTACGCCGACCAGCGACGGTGATACCGCCGATGATATCGGCCGGGGTGACTTTGCTCGGGTCAGCGTGGGTGTAGTCCGCCTTCACCTGAGCATTGGCGGGAATACTCCCGGTCGCCAAGCGTTTCACTCGACCGATCAACATGTCTGCCGTGTAGTCGGTGCCCAGATCGTAGGTGGTGGCGCCATCCACCGACTTGACGGTCAGTTGTTGCAGCCCACCGTGCTCCAGCTGCAGCAGCTCGTTATCACCGAACTGCCTTTCCTGGCCTACGACGTTGGTGCGGTGAACTGCCGGATCGAGCACGTTGACTACCAGCACCGTACCGGTGCCGAAGTCGTAGATACCTTCCAGAGCTTCAGGAATGCTGAAGCCGGTGAGGTGCGTGCCGAACTGAGCCGCATCTACTTCATTGAGCGATTGCGTCAGCTCGTTGACTGGCCCGATGGGCGCTGTCCCGACCAGAGCAATCACAGCCGACTTGACCACACGAATGGGCCGAGGGCCGCGCTCGACTTCAATGGTTTCAAAACCGTGCAAAAAGTTAGCTGGCATTGGGCTTACTCCTGTCCAGGTTTCTGAAGCGCAGCTGCAGTCTTACCTGCAGGTTTCGCTTCAGGTGGTGCGAGAACCAGGTGCTTGAGTTCCAGCAACACCAGGGTGTACTCGTGGTCGGCTGGCAACTCGACGGGTTTCCCCGGCTGCAGTTGCACATCCAGCAATTCGCGGGCATCGCCTACCCGCAGGGTGGCGCCGCTCTGCGGGCCGTTATAGATGTAGCGGGTAAGTTTCATTGCTCTTCCTCGAAACGAACTTGTCTGAGCGGTGGCCCATCTTTAGGGCCCATAACCTGCAGCTGAGTAGCACGCAGGGAGAAGTCCTGGCCGTATTGCCAGAGGCCCGACACCTGGCCAATGAACAGCTCTGCAACTGGACGGCAGGCCTGGTCGCAATGCGGTGCAAACCAGCCGGTCAGGCAATCGCGGATATGGTCGAGGTAGCTGACCGCTCCGTCTTTGCCATTGAGCTGACGGAACACCAGGGTCACCCTGATGACGATGTTGCGAGCCTGAAACATCGAGTCACCGGCCTCGGACCCACCGAAGGTCGATTTGCCGTAGGCCAGCAAGAGCGCGCCTCGTGGGTGGTTTAGGCGGTAACGTGCAGGGTCTTCAGGAAACAGCTCGACCATCAGCATCTGGCCGAAGGTCTCCTGCAGGCGCTTCTGCATTGCTTCCAGGAGCTGCTCGGTTTGGGTTTTGGGTTGGATCATCAGTAACGCTCCCAGAGATCGCCGCCAAACTGCTGGCGACGTGCCCGAACGCGGATCTCACCAGGCTCCGGCGCGGCCTGACCGCCAGGCATGCCCAGAGTGACAACGCCGTCGCGGATGCTTTCCAGGAGCTTGATGGTGTCCTTGCGGCTGTCCTTCACTGCGTCGGGCAATGCCCCTTCGGGCCGGCGCTGATACAGCCAGTGCCGCGCCAGATACACCACCGCATCCCGCAGCACGGTCGGCACCGGATCGAGCGGCAGGTTGTAGCGGCCCCGAAGATAACCATCCACCAGCTCTTCAGCCTGCCGCACGCCGTCCTCGATCACGCTCTCGTTGGGCGACATGGCGGCCGGGTCGTCATTGGAGAGCTGAATCAGCGTCATCTCCGGGATCGCGTTGCCGATATCGGCGCGAGTGCAGTAGCGCATGGGTTAGCCCGCCTTCAACTCGACCAGAGCTTCAGGGAACAGGCACATGGCCAACGGGTTCGCCTGGGCTTCCAGATCCCAGCCTTTGCCCAATTTTCGTTCCTCGGCCTTGCTGTAGAACGGCTGGCCAATGGTGTTGACCGTTTCGTTGTAGTTGGCCGGGGCGTTGAACATACGGAATACGCCACGGGCTACTGGAAACACCTGAGCGATATCAACTGGAATGAAACGCTGGCTGCTGACGGTGACGTCGTACTCGATGAACTCGATGCCGCCGAAGGTGAAGCCCGAGCGCACATCGCCGCCGAGCCGATCCTGCGCCTCCTGGTAGTTGGCAAATGCGGCCTTGACCTTTTCATGGTCGATAAACGCATCGAACCAATCCGGTCCGCACAGTGCACGGAACCCGGTGACCATTACGCCGCCCAGTTTGGATTCGGAATAGCGTTTGGCGTCTAGGCAGGCCTTGCGCACGTTGGTGCCGGCATTGCTCAGCGCCACCGTGATTTTCTTCTGGCTGACTTCGAACTCTTTGAAGAGGTCGGTCAGGACTTCGCCGTCCGCGTCCAGCAGCTTGCCGCGCAGCGCGCCCACGCGCTGGAATTCACGGGTGGCTTCGATGCTGTTTTTCAGCTCCTGCAGGTTGTCGTTGATCACCGTCGCCACAGGCGCGGTGGTGTCTTCCTGGCCGAACGCGGCAACTCCCTGCAATTGGCTTGGCAGGATCGGCCGGTTGAGCGGCAGGTGCAGTGTTTCGAAAGTACGGCGCTTACGTTTGCCACCCTTGATCGGGGCCGGGTCATCGTTGCGTGAGGTATTGGGCACCAGGACCAGGCGGCCCTCTCGCTCATCGATAACGACGCTGGTGCTGGTCACGCCTTTTTCATCGAACAGCCCCATAGCGCCGACTTTGCCGGGGATCGCTGGCAGTTTGTTCACGGCTGCGGTGAGGTTGGCAACGCTGAACATGTCTTGCAGATTCATGGAGTACTCCTGATCAGAGGGCCGCACGGGCAACGATGCCCAGGGTGTTGAGTTCATCCAGGGCGGTGGCCTTCTGGGCTTCGGTGATGCCGGCTGGCCAGGTCAGTTCGGCAGAGTCGACGACGGCACCGCGAGAGATCACCACACCCGGCTCATCGCCGTCCGTTGCATCCACGGCTTCAATCAAAATCGCCGCAGACTTTTTGGCCGTGCCGGTGCCAGCGAGATCAAGCACCTGGTACTTGCCAGAGACTTTCGCCAGCACCTGGCCGAATGAGTAATTCGTCCCGCCCAGCAGCGTGACCTTGTCTTTCGTCCATCCGGCGCAGACTTCGACCAGGAGCAAATCGCCCGGGTCTTTCGGTTGAGTAAATGTGGCCATAGGGCCTCCTATCGTTGAGAGCGGGCTTCGGCGTCAGCCAACAGCGGGTTGGTGGGTTGAGTTACGGTCTTACCTGCGCGGCCTTTGGTGGCGACCTCCGCGAAGCTGACGCCGCCAGCCAGGTCGCCGAAGATCGCCTTCAGACCATCGATCAGCGGTTCGCGGGCGTCGTCTTCGCCGAACTCCAGCGGCGTTTTGCTCGACTCGGCATAGTCCAGTGCTGCAATTACTGCTGGGGCGTGCACCGGCTTCATGCCTGCCGCCACCAGTTTCTCGGCGTACTCGACGTTCGATGCATGGATAGCGTCTTGCGCAGCGGTAAGGGCAGCCTTGTCGCGCTTTGCGAGGTCGGCCTTCAGGCGCTTGTTCTCCGCCTCCAGGGCGGCCTGTTCCGTTGGGGTCACGGTGTGTTCCTCGGTGGTGGGTTTGCTGGGTGTGGCGGGTTCGGTAAATGAGGGGCGGTCGTCTTCACGACGGGACTCTGCCAACAGGTTGTCTACGTCCCAACCAGGAACAACCCGGTCAGCGGTCTCCTGGCCGAACTGGTCGATGAACCAGTCACGCAGACGGCGAAAGATCCCGGCCGAAACAGCGTCGCCGAAGTCGCCGAATTCGATTTCAACCACACCATCACCATCGTCGAACTCGATGTCGGACAGGCCCTTGATGGCGGGTGGCTGGGCGCCAAGAAAACCGATATGGCGCAGGTAGTAGATGCCCGGCTTCGGATTGCGCGGGTCATCGGGTGCGTACCAGGAAGCCGAACGCGGATACCAGGTGCCAGCCGCAACACCTTCGGCGAAGTCGTTGTGGACCTGCTCAGGTACTGCCGTTGCTTCACCCTTGGTGTTGCGGCTGATGGACCGAACCCAGCCATAGGCCGGCCCGTTGTCCTTGGGGTGACCGATGACCAGGGGTGCCCGGTGTAGCGCTGGGTCATAACCGCTGATCGATGCCGCCAGGTCTGTCTCGGTGAACTCGACTTTTCGGCCCTGGCTATCGACATGCTTACCGGCACGAAAGAAAGGAATGGTTTTCATAGTCTGTGCACTTCAGTTGAAGGTGATGCACACAGACTGAGCCAATGCCCGGCCGAAGACTTTTAATCGAGTTTAAAGAGTGTCGCGGCGGTGTTGATGCGGCCAGGGTGCCATTGGCACCCGCGCAGTGGGATAGGAGTGAGGCAGCAGGGCTTTATAAAGCGTTTACAGCGTGACTCGCCTATGCGGTTCGATGAACCGGAGCCGTATGCACCCTGTGGCGCCTCTGAGGGGCTTACAGGCGAGCGGCCTTTTCCAGGTGATGCATGGCCAGATCCAGGATGGCCTCTTCTGCTTCGGGCTGCAGTTTGCCCTCGGCGTCCATCGGCAAATATGGGCGACCTGGAATGTCACCCCACAGGTGGGGGAAGTCCGACTTGGTGCCACCGAACTGCATCATGGCGGCATAGGGTTTGTTGCTGCCAACCAGCGCCGAGCTGTCGGTTGCTTGCGTGGTGATCGAGGCGGCCAGGCCTGCCGAACTGACCTGCAGCATCTGCCCTGGCCAGTTACCGTTTTTCTCACGGCGTGCTGTGGTGACATCGGACAGATCCTCCCACTCGGGGCGGCCTTCCTCGCCGAAGTTTTCCTCGGTCTGGCTGGCCAGCTCGGCGGCGATGCCGCGCATTAGCGGTGCAAGGTCGCCCACGGCCCACTCAATTTTGCGCAGGGCAGCCTGTACACGCTGGTGATCAAGTTCAACGGTGAACATTTCAAACCTCCTAGGCGGCTGCCTGTTTGCGCTTAAGCATGTCGGCCAGGCCAGTACCTGGTGCATGGTTGAATCCGGGGTCGGTGCGGAAGGTGATGGCCTTGCCAGCGGCGTCTGTTGTGCGAATGCCGGTGACGGGCGCGGTGCGGATCTCGCCGGTACGTTTGTCGGTGCCGGTTTCCACGGTCTCGGTGAACATACGTCCAACGCTCGACACGACCTTCAGGCCTCGGCGCTTCACCGCGGCTTCGCTCAGCGCGACAACACGGCAACGGCAGTTGAACCCGTTGGGTGGAAAGATCGCCGACCAGATCGGGTCATCGTGGCGAAACACCTGGCCATGCAGGGCGCGGTGACTCGGCCGGGTCTTGCCGTCCAGGATGGCCACATACATCCAATATGGATGGGTCTCGGTGGTCTGCTCCATCTCGGCCTTGCGGCCGGCCATGTACGCGCTCTGCAGGTTGGTCTGATAGATCGTCTTGAGACGGCGCGGACTGCCCAACTGGACCAGCTCGCCGACGCCTTCACTGTCGACAATGACTTGCTGGCCCCACCAGCCTTGCGACTCCAGGACGGGCTGCAGATCGGCGATGAACTTCTTGAGTGTCTGGCCTTCCAGCAGCGCGGTTTCCAGGGCGCCACGAATGTCCGACAGCAGATCGAGGCGCATGGCCTTTGCCACGGTGAAGGACTGGTCATGCGCCTGGTCGAGCATTTCCTGCCAGTTCCAGGTGATCGCGTAGCCCTTGGCCTTCAAGTAGGCCACGGCGTTTTTCGGCTCCATGCCGAAGATGGCCTTGAGGTCGGCCGGGTTCGGGGTTTTCGGTTTGGTGGCCATTAGTCTTCCCGATCCGCATTGGCATTCAGGCGGCCCCAGATGTTGGCCATGAACAACAGGCGCGTAAGGTTCTCCTGCAGCGCCTGGTCATCCATCGTCGGGTACGCTTCTGCCAGCAGGCCGAGCGCCTCGGTGTCGGTGCGAGCGCGCAACAGTGTCTCGATCAGAGAGGCAACGGTCTGTTCGCTCTGCTCCTGCAGCAGCTCGGCGGGCAAGCTGTTGATGGCCTGGTCAAGCGCCACCTGGTCGAGAATCGGCTTGAGGGACGACTCGGCAAACTCCGACGATTCAGCCGGCGCCGGAGTCTCGTCCAGGTCGCCTTCCTGCAAGTTGTAGGTGCGTTTCCAGTACGCGCTGGTGAACTTCACGCCGGACTCGGTCAGCGCCTTGTCACGCTGTGCCAGGGTCTTGTCGATTTCCTCCTGTTCCCACAGCTTGTACAGGGGCGCCACAACATCAGTGCCGAAGTTAAGATCTACGACCAGGCGAATACACGCATTCAACGATGCAGCGACAATACCTGCGTCACCATCGCGAATGTCTTTGGTCACCTCGGCGCCGGCTACAGCACTGGCCCGATTGCTGTCCTTCTCGGTGGTTTGGTTCTGCCCGAGCATGGCGACGTTGATTTCGCTCCTGCAGTACTCCAGCAGCTCGCGGTAAACCTCTGCGCTGCCGGCTTTGCCCGCCGCCTCGATAATCTGCACGCTGGAGTCGTCAGGGATCGCTGCCACGGCGTCTTGCACCATGGCTTCAAGGCTATCGAGCAACAAGTCGGTTTCGCCGTCAGTGGCACCGCGTGGATGTTTGCCGATGACCCACGGGCTGCCGTATTTTTCGGTGAACTGCACCCAGAACTTCAGGCCACCTTTCATGAAGGTGGTGGGCCAGAAGCACATGCTGAGATCAGGAAAGCCGTAAGGGTTGGCGTAGGTGGCGTCCTGCCGGGCAACGATAAAGCGCTGAGGGTCGCACAGTTCGCCCTCCTGGCCCGCTTCTTTGGAGCGAAAGCGCAGAGCATTATCTTTGTCATAGAAGAACCATTCGGCCGGTTTACCGAGCAGGTCGTCTGGCACCAGGTTCATGCCTACCGGCTGCCACATCAGTTCGACGGGTTGATAACCAAACAGCGGCGCATCAAGCAGTTCGCGAATGATGCGATCAAGGTCAAGGTCAGTGAGCCAGTCGCGGATAAACCGCTCGACCTTGAGGGGAGCATCGCCACGCTTGATACCGCGCTCCAGTGAAAGCACAGAAGCCTTGCGACGCCGAACGTTACCGCCAACCAATGCCGAGCTACGCAGGTCTCGATAGACCGTGATGTCCTTGCCCAGAGCCTTAAGTATTGGGTCAGGGTTGGGCAGATTGGCGCCGCTGAAGCCGCCTGCACTGGAACGACCACGGGTGGCAACATGTTGGTCGAGCGTAGCGCTGCGCTGGGCGTCGGCAAAGTTGACGAATTCAGTGGGACTGACCCACACACCTTTCTTGTTCATGCGTACCCTCGGGTGATGCGGGTGCCCTGACGCGGGCGGCGAGATTTAGCAGTGACCGGTCCCTTGGGGCCATCGCTCGCGTTCAAGGCCAAGAAACCCGCCCAGGCACGGTCGGCGTGGCCGGTGGTATCGGACTCGGCCACAAAGCGAGGGGCACCAGTGGGACCGGCAACCTTCTGCAGTTTGTGCAGGTCGTTGCGCAGATCGGTATCACCCAGGGGGATACGGATCTGCTTGTCCTGGAACACTTCCTTGCCACGGGTGGCCATGGTCAGCTTACTAGCAGTGCTGAAGATCACACCCTCAACACGCATGGAGCCATGTCTGCGCTTTGCATCTTCGACAGGCTTTTCCCCCATGCCGGTTTGGTCCATGCAGCAACGCAGTACACGGTAACGAGCGAACACGTCATCAAGCAGCGCGTCCTGCTCCTGGAAAGAGGCGCGTTTGCGGGTGATGATTTCCCGTGTCCAGTACACGTCTCCGACTTGCTCCAATACCCAGATCACGTACAAGTCATTGCGGATGCCGATATCGACACCAACAAAACAGGGGCCGCCGGTGTACAGCTCCGGGCGTCCGGCCCGGTCATTCTCGACGTCGTTGATCAGATCAAAGCTGAGCCAGGCGCTGGCCTCGTCCAGCCACGTCAGTTCAAACTCTTGAGACCATGCATCCTCATCATTGAGGGCGGCGCGCATCTCCTCAATGTCCCGTGGTAGGCCATCTGCAACGGCGGCATAAATATCTACAGCGTGACGCGACCAGATCTGAGCAAGTTTCTTGTCCGTCATCAGCTCATAGAACTTGTTGCCCTTGCCGTTCGGGGTGCTGGTGATGCGCAACTTCCAACCGTTGGAGATCACCGGGAACAAGGCGGTCCAGATTTTTCGGCTGTCCTGGTGAAAGGCAAACTCGTCCAGGAACACGTTGGCGCTGAAGCCACGGGCAGTATCGGGGTTGGCTGGCAACGCGGTGATCTTCGACCCGCCCGGCAGGATCACGTCCAGCATGGTGAAGCGCTCACCGGACGTAGTTTTGAACTCGCCTTCAATCTCTTGCACGGCCATGTTGTAAGCGCGGCAATGCTTCTTAACGCCTTCGTCCATAGCCTCTTTGGCCTGACGCTCACCGCGGGACAGGATCACCCATCGGGTACGGCTACCACGCGACTCCGCTGCAAAGCAGTCGTCGACGATTTCCAGGGTACTGGTGAAGGTCTTGCCGGTCTGTCGGGCGAACATCCCGATCTTGAACCGCGCGGGGTCCAGCAACCATTTCTTCTGATAGTCGAGCAGCGGGACCGCAGGCTGTTGATTGCTCATAGCCCGTAGACCTCTTGGCGGATGCGCTGCAGGGTGTCAGGCGTGAGTGCGCCGGACTTGCCCAAGTCATCCAGCTTGCCTTGTTGCTCTCGTATCAGGCGCTCTTGAGCAGCCTTCTCGATAGCCTGGCGCTCTTTGATGCTCAGGGTCCGAGCCTGCATGGTGTTCTTCGCTGCCCGCGCCAGTTCGGCCACTTCCTTGGTGGTGACATCATCTTTTTCGTGGGCGCCCATTGCGGCCTGGTAAGCCAGGGTCGAAATGGCCTCGACCAGCAAAGCGCCGGTCTTGTCAGATGCGTCTTCACCAAAGGCACCAACGAAGGCTTCAGCCTGCTCGCGGTGCTGCCGGGTCTTCTCGGTCAGCAGGTCGAAGCCTTGCTTGAAGCGCCCCAGCGCGCTGCGGCTAGGGGCTTTCTCGTTGGGAAAGCGCGACTGGATGTCGGCAAGCATGTCATCCAGGGTCATGCGGTCTTCGCGCAGTAGCTTTTGGATGTACGCCTTGACCATCGGCGGCAACCGATTGATGGATGATTTACCGGCCATGTTATGCCCCCGGCCGCTTGATGCCTGGGACGCGAGCGCGTCCTGCAGCAATGTCCTGGCCACGCTCGGTCAGCGTGGCCACCAACACCGGGCCGACATCCGAAACAGTCACCGCGCCTTGCTCGGCCAGCCAGTGCAGTTCGGTTTTCACCTGGTCGCGGCTGAGCGCGTGCCCGAAGCTGTCCAGGGCCATGGTCAGCACCGAGCTGTTGGCACGGTAGCCGGTCGTTTCGGCCAGCAAACGCAGGATCACCAGGCGATAGTCTTCACGCAGAAACGCAGCGTATTGGGTCATATCTTTTCTCGCAGCAAGTAATCATTGATCCGGTCCAGCGAACGGGCCAAAGGGCCAAGCGCTTCCTTGACCCCCGACAGTTCGGCCCGTACCGCTTTCATGTCGCCCAGCAGATCGGTGACGGCGGTCTGGTCAGGCAGGTGCCGGACGTGTTCTTCCAGGGCGACAATGCGCGTGCGCAGCTCCAGCAGTTCCTGGGCGCTGGCGGTCTGGCGTTTGGTCATCCAGGTGTAAATGCCGAGTACCGTCAGGACCAGCCATTGCACGGTTTGGAAACCGAAGTTGAGTTCGTTCAGATTCATTCAAAACCCCGTGTGGCCAAGTGTTCCAAGGCGTCTATGCAGTCAAAGCAATGTTCGATACCAGGGCTGTCCTGGCGTTGATCTTCAGGAATCGCATCACCGCATTCCTCGCAGCGGTAAACCGACCGGCCGGAGCCTCGTCGCAGGTCGCTGTTGCGCACGCGCAATTGCGCATCGCTGATGTCGTCATCTGTAGCGGGTTCAGCTACATCCATAGGGCGTCAGTCCTTTTCCTGGAGATCAAGCAAGGCATTGAATTGGGCGAGGATGGATCGGGCCCACAGGCCGTAGTCCTGGGCGTGGGCAAGGATGTCGGCGGGAGTGACGCCGCTTTCCAATAGTTCGGCCTCAGAGCCGGTGGCGGGCCAGGCCGCTTTTTCAGCTGCGGTGGCAGCGGTGCCCGGTCCTGGGGCGGGCACACCGAGGGCGGTGTTGAAGTCGCGCAACCAACCAGCAGTGAACACGCAACGAGGGATAGGCTTAGCGACAGCGCCAGGCGCCGGAATGTATTGGGTCGTGACATGGGGGATTCGCTCCTGGAGCTGGCGTTTCTCTTCGGCGTGTCGGTCTAGTGTGGTGAGCAGCAAGGCCTCGGCTTCGTTGGCACGGGTGACCTGCTGCAGCAACTGCAGGCGGTTTTCCTTTTCCGCCGCCCCGGCCTGTACTGCCTGTGTGGCCTTGAATGACTGCAGGTCGGAATTGCCCAGGGCTTCGGCGTACCGAAAGCCGAAGCCGTAGGCGATTGAGCCGGCAGCTGCTGCGCTGATCACGCATGCCAGGCCGGCGACAAGGAGTCCTGTAGGCAACCGTTCAAGCACCATGGCGCTGCCTCATGCGGTCGCGGGACTTACGGGCACGGTTGCCGGTCTTGCCGTGGCGATAGAGGGGCATGACGCTAGACCTGATCCAGGTGCCAGCAGCGGTGCTGGGGGTGGGCCAGCGACAAACACCCGCGAGCCCCGCCAGCAGCGCAGCGAAGGCCCGACCAAAGAGGTTCAGTCTCATGACGAAGCCTCCTGGTCTGGTTGCTCGGCCTGCTCAGGAGGGCCCTGTTTGCGCAGGCGAGCAATGAACAGCAGAACGGCCAAGCCGCTGTTGACGGCCGCATAGGTCGATGAAGACAGTTGCGCTTGCCACATCGGCAGGATGGTGGCCTGGGCGAGACCGAGCAGAGCAATGACGATGGCCAGCTGGACGCTGTGAAGCTTCCAGCAGCAATGGCAGTTGTCGATCAGCTTCATGCTGGCTCCCCGTGATAGGCGTCGGGGACAATGCCGGCCAGGTGCAAGCCTTCATTGATCAGTGCTTCGCCGTACCAGTTGCCCTCGGGAAGGGCTCCCGCTCCGTTTTCGTGGCGAATGATCGCTTCTGTGAGCGCGCGCATGGTCCGGTAGTCGTACACGTCGATACGTTCTTCAGGTGACACGCCAAGGCGGCCAGCAACCTGACGGATATAGCTCTCGGTGTTGTTCTCGTTCGGTGGTGCCCAGCGCCCGATAATTGCGCGGACAGTGCGCAAGCCATGCTTGTCCTGGTAGGTGATCAGGGTACGAGCCAGGGCTCGGATGCCCCATTGGGGGCCAATGAACTGGACGAATGCAGTGTCATTCTGATTCGCCGACATACCTTGCCAGCGGGTGCCCTTAGCGTGGCGGATATTGCCGGGATTAAAATTGCGGATGCCGCGAGGGGTTTCGGGTCGCATCGGACGCCTCCTGTAATGGCGCCGTACTTTTCGGACGCCAGAAATACACACGCCGCCATGATCGGCGGCGTGGTACAGGAAGGCTTTTAATCGAGTTTAAAGAGATGGCTAAGTACAGAAACCTCTCTATGTAATTAGTCAACAACGCCAGTTGCGCGGTAGAGTCCCCGGGCACCAGCAACAGCATCCGAATGTGTACTTCCTTGAATACGATTTACAGCATACAGAGACAGCAGTTCACTACAATCCTGCTTAGTCTTGGCACCAAGAAGTACGGCATTGGCCCCTTCGATTACATCAGTAGCCTCAGCGTAGCGACCTTCAGCACGAATTTTCTTGGTAATAAACCAGGCGATATTGGCGAGTTTTTCCTCATTCTCGACATTGCATACGGTTAGGCCTCTCGTAAGTGCAGCCTGGGTGCGCTCCACCTCTGGAGAGCTGCTTTTAAGCGTTTTATCTAGGCTCAGTGTTGTTAGCTTTTCCGCAATAGTCTCCGCGCTTGCCGCCATGGAACACAGTGAAGCGAGAATAAAAAATACAGTTTTCAAAGTTAATTTCCCTATTTAACAGTCTGAAGAAGCCTTCGCGTCTCTTGATCCCTTTATTTATCGGGCTGATTGCAGGATCACGAATGCCAGAAGCCCAGCTACCACCGAAACACCAATCACCCAATGCTGAAGAGTGTCAGGGAAGTACCCTTTGAGAGAGAAGCCTGAAATAGCAACAGAGGCACTGACTATAAATGTTTTCAACAGAAACGTATTGGTCTCTTTCCTGCGCTGCTCTGCTTGCTGTTTTGCTCTGTGGTCTGCTTCAACCTGGTCATGATTATGCAAGTTGTAGTCACAGTGCATACATAGCTGCGTATAACGCCAAGTGGACTTTCCGCACTGAGGACAACTCCTTGCGCGATCACTCTCCAGAGGGGGAGGCTCTTTCCCTGAGCGTATCTCAAACGTCTGGGTCCCCAGGTTTATATGGGTATTGTTACCTCTACCCCTTATTTTGATCCTCAACTCATGATCTTTACCGTCATCAGGTAGGTCCCCGATTTCCTTGGTCAGACTAGCGGAAAGAGCTTGAACCAAATCTTCATCCCCAATACGCATACGCACTCCTTTCTTGCATCAGTGGCTTACCACTAACTTCAGAACTCTATCTACGTGAGAATCATCAAGCTGCTTTTCTTGAGCCAGAAAATTGTATACCTCCGCTGTTTTCGCAACTAGCTGTGTAGCGGGCCAACGCTTACCTGCCTGTTTAGCGGCTGCCTCAAGCATTTCGGCAATTCTATTTAGCCGCTGAACATCGATTGGCTTGAAACTCTCGACGCCGCTTGTAGATGCCTTATTTGGCACTTGTCGGGTCTTCTCTCGATTCCCGGTCAGTACGTAAAGCGCATCCAGACCGACCTCAATCCATTTCTCAAGAGATGACGCGTCAGGGCTAGAACGGCCTTGCTCCCAGCCAATTTGTGACCGTTTAGACGCATCGACCAAAGCGGCAAAATCGGGCTGGGTGTAGCCCAGCCGTTCCCGTTCTTCTTTGAGTCGCTCACCAAGTGTTTTTTTTGGCACTTTATATCCTTGACAGGTGCAAAAAATGGCACCAATATCTACCACAGAAAACAGCGATAAACCTCACGTAGCCATGAAATACCGCGTAACGCTATTGGAGGCGCATTAGCGCTAGTTCACCAAGTAAAGCCGCAATTTACCACACAGGAGGCGCCATGAACGGCCCCGCAACGTCACTTGATTCGGCGCCACTGCCGTATCCACAAACACCCACAAGCGCCAATGCCTGGTTTGTGAGTCATGGCATTTGCAAATCTCAATGGGCTAGGGCCCTGGGCTTTGATCGCATGACCGTTGTCGACCTCTTGCGCGGACGACTGAAGGGCCACCGTGGCGAAGCACACCACGTAGCTGTTGCCCTGGGGCTGAAGCCCAATCCCGCCCGCGCCAAATCAAAACCAGCTGTCGCAGCTAAAGCCGCGTAACCGGAGCCATTCATGACTCAACCTGTTTCTGCCGCCGCTCGCACCCTGCGCGTACTCAAAGCCCTGAAAGGCCACACCATCACGGGCCTCAGCAATACCGAACTCACCCAGCTGACAAAAGACAGCCCCAGCAATATCAGCCGCGCCATGCAGACCCTCATAGAGGAAGGCTTGGCCGTGAAGCTGGATAACGGTCGCTTCGCCCATTCAATCGGCATGTTGCAAATCGCACAGGCCCACGCTGAACACATGGCGCGCTTGACCCAGCGCATGCAGGAAACCAATCAGCGCATCGCCGCTGGCTCGATGAACTAAGGAGAAACACCATGGCACGCACTAAAAGCCAACCCGCACCCACTGTTGAAACTACCCCTCTGGATGGCGAAGTACTTACGGCCAATCAGAACCTGATGGCGGACAACTGCGCCGTAGTCATGAACCAGTTCGGTGATGGTCTCCCTTATGAGCGTACCCGACTGATCAACGAGGCCCGCTTCTACATGGCCCAAAGTGCCGAGGCAATGCTGGAAGCGGGTAAGCGCCTGATTGTCCTCAAGGAAAACGAGCCGTATGGCGAGTTTGAACAGATCGTTCGGGAACAGCTCGGCATGCCGGAGCGGACAGCCCAACGCATGATGCAGGCGTCTCTCAAGTACCTGTCACCTCAACTTGAGGCAAAAGCGCCAGCGCTGGCGCTTTTGGGTAAGACCAAGCTGTTTGAGCTGATTGCCGAGGATGACGAAGACCTGGAAGCCCTGGCAGAGGGGGGAACTGTTGCCGGGTTGTCCCTGGAAGACATAGACCGGATGACCAGCCGCGAGCTGCGTGCCGCGCTTCGTGACTCCCGCGAAAACGCCAAGGCACAAGGTGAAGTGCTGGCGAAGCGTTCCAGTGATCTGCAACAAGCCAAGGACGAACTCGATGTCGCCCGCAAGCGTATCCAGGGCCAGCCCCTGGACGTAGTTATCAAGGAGCTGCGCGTTGAAGTGACGGCCCTTGCGTTTGAAGTCGAATCGACCTCGTTGGGCAAGTTGCGCGAAGGCTTCATGAAGATGGCGGAACACGCCAATGATGCCGGCCAAGACCATCGTACCTTCCAGGCCGGCCTGATCCATCAGTTGGAAATCGTCCTCGCCAGCATTCGCAGTGAATTCCATCTGCCCGCACGCCAGGCCGATACCGACCCCGTCTGGATGGCTGCGGAAGAGGCCTGAACATGAACCCGGTTCAGACCCAGCTTCTGACCCAAATCGCCCAACGGGCAGCCAATGCGCCGCACGGTCAACGTACCGCTATCTACAAGGCGGGCGCGGCCGACTTGGGTATCTCAATCCAAACCCTACAGCGCAAGCTGAAGGAGGTCTCAGTGACCAAACCACGCAAACGCCGCAGTGATGCCGGGTGCAGTGCCCTACCACTGGAAGAAGCGCAGAAGATATCGGCCGTGTTGCTGGAATCGATCCGCGCCAACAGCAAACAGCTATCCACCATTGAGCGCGCCGTTGAACGTCTGCGCAGCAATGGGTTGATCATGGCAGGTCGAGTTGATGAAGCCACCGGACTGTTTCAACCGCTGAGCAACGGCGCCATCAGTCGTGCCCTGAAGGGCTACAAGCTCCATCCTGACCAGCTGCTGCAGGATGCTCCGGCCGTGTCGCTGGCCAGCAACCACCCCAACCACGTTTGGCAGGTGGACGCGTCGATCTCGACGCAGTTCTATCTGGCGGATGACGGGGCGCGGGCTATGAACAAGGCCGAGTTCTATGACGGTAAACCCGGCAACCTGAAGAAGATCGAGCGCCAACGCCTGTGGCGCTATGTGATCACCGACCACACCAGCGGCACCTTGTACCTGGAGTACGTGTTGGGTGCTGAGTCGGCCGATAACCTGTGCGCCGTGCTGATCAATGCAATGCAGAAACGCCACGAAGCGGACCCGTTCCACGGCGTGCCCTGGATGCTGATGACCGACCCTGGCGCGGCGATGACCAGCGGCATGTTCCGTAACCTCTGCCGTGCCATGTCCATCGATTTGATCATTAACCAGGTCGGCAATGCACGAGCCAAGGGCCAGGTCGAGCAAGCGCACAACATTGTCGAGCGTGAGTTTGAGAGCGCACTGAAGTTCCAGGCCGCAAACAGCCTGGAGCAAATCAACACCTGGGCCGGAAAGTGGATGCGTTATTACAACGCAACCGCGATTCACACACGCACCCGGCGCACTCGTTATGGCGTGTGGCAGTTGATCACGCAGGAACAGCTGCGCCTGGCACCAAGCATTGAGGTCTGCCGTGATCTGGCGGTCAGCACGCCGGAGTACCGCACGGTCAGCAACCTATTGCGTATCTCGTTCCGTGGTGATCAGTTCGATGTCAGCTCGGTGCCACGGGTCATGGTTGGTGAAAAGTTGCTGATCACCCGCAACTGCTGGCGTGACAAAGATGCCGCTATTGCTGTCCTGGTCGGTGAAGACGGCCGCGAGCAATACCACATTATCGAGCGGATCGGCATGGATCAGTTCGGGTTTGCGCAGACCTCGGCCACCATTGGTGAGCAATACAAGAGTCATGCTGAAACCCCGGCCCAGGCCTCGCGCAAAGTCCTGGAACAGATCGCCACCGGCACCACCAACCTGGCCGACGCTGAAGCCGCACGCAAGGCCAAGGCCGTGCCGTTCGGTGGCCTGATCGATCCTCACAAACATGTCAGCGACACCGTGTTGCCTGCCTACATGCCGCGTCGTGGTACGTCGCTCAATGTCAACGCGCCAACCGTAGAGCATGCGCTGCTGACCCATGTCGAGGCAGCGAAGTTGCTTCAACCACGCTTGGCCAATTTCTGGTCCGGTGAATCCTTTGGTTGGCTACAGCGGGAATACCCCGAGGGCGTTCCCCAAGACAAGCTCGATGACATCGAAGCTGAGCTGAAACGCCCCGTTGAAGTCACCCGTACACCACTCAGCCTGGTGCGGGCTGCAGCTGGAGGTCAGTGATGTTGAAGCTGAAGCAAATTCTGCAGGGGGTGGGACGCCCTCAAAGGGCCTTGGCCGAGTCGCTGAACCTCAGCGGCGCCTCGGTCGCCCAACTGCTGAACCATGGTCAGTGGCCACGCAGCCTTGACTGCGACGAACTGCAGGGACGCATCCGTGTGTTCCTGACCGAAGCCGGCGCCAACGATTCCGATATCGCCAACGCCTTTGAAGAAGTGGATCTGCCGTGCGCCAACACGGCAGATCCGGCCCTTAATGAAGAGCCGTCCGGGGAGGACGAACCTATGTTACTGCCAAAGCAGACGTTACAGCCAAATACACGGAAAGCCTTCGGCCTGCTCCGCGATCCCTTTAGTGATCTGCAATGCACGCAAGATATGTGGCTCAGCCCTGAAATCCGCTACGTGCGGGAGTTCATGTATCAGACGGCGCGTCACGGCGGGTTCCTCGCTGTTGTGGGCCAGTCAGGTGCAGGCAAAAGCACGCTGCGCCGTGACCTGGTGAACCGGATCACCGAGAACAATGACCCGGTGATCATCATCGAGCCCTATGTCCTGTCCTCGGAAGACAGCGAAGCCAAGGGCAAACCGCTGAAAAGCACGCACATTGCCGAGTCCATGATGGCGGCGGTGGCACCCCTGGAAAAAGTGAAGAGCAGCCCCGAGGCGCGTTTCGCCCAGCTGCACAAGGCGCTGAAGGAATCCACTGCGGCCGGGTATCGCCATTGCCTGGTAATCGAAGAAGCGCACAGCCTGCCGGTCTCGACGCTCAAACATCTCAAGCGTTTCCTTGAGCTGGAAGTCGGCTTCACCAAGCTGATCAGCATCATCATGATCGCTCAGACAGAGCTTCTGATGAAGCTCAGCGAGCGCAACGCCGACGTGCGCGAGGTGGTGCAGCGTTGCGAACGGATCGACCTGGAGCCAATTGCAGGCGAGCGCCTGGGGGAGTTCCTGAAGTTTCGTTTCGAGCGTGCGAACAAAGCGCTCGACGATGTTATCGACGCCAGCGGTATCCAGGCGATTGCTGAACGTCTGTCGCAGCCAAGCAAGCGCGGTGGACGTGACGAGACTGTTTCGTCGCTGTACCCGCTGGCCATCGGCAACCTGGTAGTCGCGTCGATGAATCTGGCCGCCAAGCTGGGCGCGCCGATGATCACCGCCGACATTGTGAAGGGGGTGTGATATGGCCGCTCTATACCTGGTCGGGGTTCAAGTGACACTGCCGCCGAGCATCTTGACGGAAGAGTTTCCCGTGAAGCTGTGCGCCTTCAACGAGCTGACCCGCGATTTCCGCCAGGCCGGCATCGTGATCAAACACCTGGTGTTGATCGACAACAAAATCTTTATCGAACAGTCCAGCGTCGAGCTGCTTTTGCGCCGGTTTGGGCATGAGCTGCGGCGCATGCGCAGCACGTCTAGGGGCCGCTTCACTTGCCACACCGTAGAGATTCGCGGCGTTGATGTCGCTTGGTACTCCCTGGTGAAGGAGCAGGACCATGAATGACGTCATCGTTCACGCATGTTCGACCCTCTGCAACCCGGACCTTCTCAGCGAGCAACAGGTTCGGGCTGAGCTGAAACGGGCCAACGATGAGCTGTTCGGTAAAGACCTGAAGATCATCGAACTGAAAGAGCAGGTCCACTCCCTCAACACGACTTTGGTGAGACTCGCCAAGCTGCAGCTCGCTGGTAACTACAGCGACATCTATAGCGAGATGCAGCGGCTCGGCGACTACTACCAACAACAGATGGCAGCTCTCGCTGCAAGGCAGGTTCACTGATGAGTACGCAATTGGATCTCAAGTGCCCTTGCAAAGGGCCGCTATTTGCTCGTTCTGAATCCGCTGCTCACGACGAACAACTCATAGACGTTGTGGTGGAGTGCAAGGCCTGTGGGCGCACGCTCAACAGTTTTATCTCTATCGATGAAATGCTGGTTCTGGACGAAGGCTCCAGCTGCGGCAAGGAGAACGCTGATGTCTGATATCAAAATTCCAGAAGGCTTTGTCCGCAACGCCATCGGCCACCTGGTGCCGGTTGACCAGGTGCGCGAGCAGGACAAGCTGCGCGACCAGGTAGCAGCCGAGCTTGCCGAAGCGGCCAAAAAGCTGCACCTGGATCTGAAGAACTTCAAGAAAAAATCGCTCGGTGACATCGCCGATCTGATCAGCATCGCGGGCGAACGCTACGGCGTCCAGATGGGCGGCAAGAAAGGCAACGTGACCATTGCCACCTATGACGGCAAGTACAAGGTCGTGCGCTCGCACACGGATCGGCTGACCTTCACCGAGGAAATGGAAGTGGCCAAGGTCATGGTGTACGACTGCATCAAGACCTGGAGCAAGGGCGCGGACAACCATTTGCTGGCCATCGTAGACCGTACCTTCAGCCCAAACCGCAATGGCCAGATCAAGACCTCTGATGTGCTGGACCTGCTGCGTTTGGAGATCGATGACGACACCTGGAAAGCAGCGATGAAAGCTGTGAAGGACTCAATCCTGGTATCTGGCAGTGCCGTGTACATCCGCGTTTACGAGCGGGTCAATGGCACCGACGAGTACCGGGCCATTCCTCTTGACCTGGCGGTGGTGTGATATGGGGCGTCTTACTTCAATGCAATGGCCTAAGACAACTCTGTTCGATCTGCTTGAGGATGCTGAGGCCAGCACAAAAGGCATTTTCGACATCGTTCATCTGGAGCTTGAGTCGGGCCGTAGCTATGTAATCGCCGTAGTTCACGGTGAGCCGGATCAAGTAGACGAAGTTGCCGAGGTACTTGAAACGCTGAAACAGAAACTGGAGGGGATGTGACATGGAAGAGAACCGCATCCTCGACAAGATCAAAAAATGCCTGGAGATGGCCAAGGGCAAAAGCTCCAACCCGAACGAGGCTGAGATCGCCTTGCGTCAGGCTCACAAGCTGATGGAGATCTACAACCTGGAGATGGGCGACGTACTGGCCAGCATGGCCGGCGAGGCTAAGGTGGCTGCTGGCTCCGAAAGCGATCCGCCAGCTTGGCGGGTACGCCTGGCACGTGTGTGTGCAGAGGCGTTCGGTACCCACTTCATTATCAGTACGTCTTGGTTTGAACAAGCATCCTTCATTTTCATTGGCTGCGCCGCAGCCCCTGAGCTGGCTGGTTACGCCTACCAGGTACTGGAGCGCCAGTTACAGAAGGCACGTCGTGACTATCTGGCCACACAAAAACGCTGTAAGCGCTCGACCAAGGTGGCACGGGGCGATGCCTTCGCCCATGGTTGGCTCGACGCTGTTTCGACCAAAGTAGAGCAGTTCGCCGGGGTAGAGGAAAACATCGCCGAGGCCATCCAGGCATACATGTCGAAGAAGTACCCGAAACTCGGCCCGGCCAAGATGAAACGCCACAAGCTGAAAGCTCGCGACGAGGTGGCCAGCGATGCCGGCTATCGAGCGGGCAAGAATGCCCAACTTCATCACGGCCTCGGGCATCAGCCTGTGGCCCGGTTGACTCAGGGGGTTAGCTAAATGACCGGACCAATCAGCGCAGATGTATATGACGGCGACGTGGAATTGATTTTTAGACGGATTCAGGAGTGGCATGCACATCGCATTAAGCAACTAGAGATGGTCGTGTACGCACCGGATGACGCGATTTTCAAAGTCAATGGAGAAACCCTGCCGGAAAGCGATTTACGGGGTTTCAAAGCCGGGGTTGCTGTAGCTCTTTTGGCGTTCCGGGAGTTCCCCATAGATATCACCGATCTTGATGATCACGACACAGACGAGGGGGAGTGACATGGGTATCGCGCCTACCGATCCGACACGCCTGCGTTACATCAAGATGATCCATGTTGCGCGGCGAGAGTTGCGGATGGATGACGATACGTATCGCATGATGCTGGCTGGAATGACGGGGTTGGACGGCGCGACGTCCACCGCTGCCTTGAGCGTTCCAAACCTGCTGAGGGTTTTGGAGCAGCTCAAGCAGAAGGGCTTTAAACCTCGTCCAAACAAGGCCGGTAAGCGGCCACAAGCCAATGATGAGCAGTCCAAGAAAATCCGTTCGCTGTGGCTGGCACTGCATGACCTGGGCGCGGTTCGCGATCCGTCCGAGGCAGCCCTGGCCAGCTTCGTAAAAAGCATGACAAAGGTGTCTGCGCTGCAATGGCTCAGCGTCCCCCAGGCAAGTCGAGTGATCGAGAACCTGAAACAGTGGCAGCACCGGGTGACCAATAAGGAGGTCGTATGAAAGCGCCTTGTAGCGCTCCGGGTGAGCTTCTTCAGACCCTGGCCGACCATGTGGCCCAGTCTGCCAAGGAAACCCTAGATATCAGCCCTGAACTTGCCGAGGCTCACGGCAATGAAGTGGCTATGCTGATGGCTAACGTTTGGGGAGGGCAGGTTCTCTACATGCCGAAAGGCATTCATCTGCAAGCCTCGAAGTTGCATCAGCAAATCTTTGATGAATGGACGGGGCGTAACCAGCGGGAGCTGGCCATGAAACACAATCTCTCGTTGGCGTTCGTCTACAAGGTCGTTAAGAGGATGCGGCTGGCAATAATTGCTCGCGACCAAGGCGACCTTTTCGCATCGTATGAAGAGGAGTAGGCACCGACAGAAAAGAGCGCTATCTTCCCGTCTACCACCCCGGTCACCAGGCACTGACCGGGGCCCATTCTAATTGCACCTGTTGCAACACATTTACAACTCCCGTACCACCATGGACCACCAAATCCCGGAATGTCTCGGGTTTACCTCACACCTACCCCTGTATTTATCTCAGTCCTAAACATCTGAGCCCCACCGGACCCGCCGCCCTGGCGGGTCCGTCTTCCCCTCCGCAACCCCGAACCTGTAGCCGCTGCCGAGCCCGCGAGGCTGCGATAGACCCGCAGGGTCTCCAGCGCCCTCAAGTCCGCAGCGAGCGTTCCGCTCGATCGCAGCCTCGCCTGCGGCTCGGCAGCGGCTACACCAGCACTGGCACACCCGAATATCGAGGGCGGCCACCATCCTGTAGCCGCTGTCGAGCGCCAGCGAGGCTGCGATAGACCCGCAGGGTCTCCAGCGCCTTCAAGGCCGCCGCGAGCGTTCCGCTCGATCGCAGCCTCGCCTGCGGCTCGGCAGCGGCTACACAAGCACTGGCACACCCGACTATCGAGGGCGACCACCATCCTGTAGCCGCTGCCGAGCTAGCGAGGCTGCGATAGACCCGCAGGGTCTCCAACGCCCTCAAGATCCCCGCGAGCGTGCCGCTCGATCGCAGCCTCGCCTACGGCTCGGCAGCGGCTACACAAGCATCGGCACACCCGATATCGAGGGCGACCACCATCCTGTAGCCGCTGTCGAGCGCCAGCGAGGCTGCGATAGACCCGCAGGGTCTCCAGCGCCTTCAAGGCCGCCGCGAGCGTTCCGCTCGATCGCAGCCTCGCCTGCGGCTCGGCAGCGGCTACACAAGCATCGGCACACCCGATATCGAGGGCGACCACCATCCTGTAGCCGCTGTCGAGCGCCAGCGAGGCTGCGATAGACCCGCAGGGTCTCCAGCGCCCTCAAGATCCCCGCGAGCGTTCCGCTCGATCGCAGCCTCGCCTACGGCTCGGCAGCGGCTACACCAGCACTGGCACGCCCGAATATCGAGGGAGAACCCCAATCCCTGTAGCCGCTGCCAGGAGGCGCCCCCACACCGCTCATCGCGCCGGCACGGCGCCGTGCTTGTCGCCGCCGGGAACCGGTTCTATACCTCATCAAGTCATCACCTGGCCCATGGAGGATGGGGGCAGGATGACCGAACCGGACAACTGGAAAGACACCACGCAAGGAGCGCGTCATGAGCGAAAAACTCTTGGTCAAATGGGTCAACAGGACCCCAACACACCCCCTGGGCGTCTGCGAAGCGGCCACCATGAAATGGCTGGCGGCCATCGACAACAGCGGCCTGGCCCAGTCGCTGAAACTGACCCCGGAACAATGCGACGCCCTGCAGGACCTGGTCGAGGACGGCGAGACCTTCGTCATCCTGCTGCCGCCCATGTTGCTGCCCACCTCCAGCTTCGATCCCTTCGCCGCGATCCAGCCGTCGGTGGACGCGCTGAAGGTCATGAAGGCGGGCAACTTCTACTTCGTCAACGCCGAAGGCCTTTCCGTGGCCGCCGGCGGCCATGCGATGGGCATCTACAAGAACACCACCAATCTGTTTTTCTTCGACCCGGAGTTCGGGATCTATTCCTATGACTTCAACAGCACCGCGGACCTGAACAACATCGTCAAGAGAACCCAGAGCTATGGCACGGCGGCCTATTGCCCGGGCGTCTTCACCCCACCGCCGAAACCCTGACGGCCGTTGCCCCATGGAGGGGGCCAGCTACTGTGCTGCGCTGGCTTTCTTCCATGTCCATGACCAGGCCCTGACCGAATACACCGCCGGCCAGGGCCTGGCCCACCGCGGAACGCAGCGCGCCGCTCTCCCGCCCTCCTATCCCGCCTAGTCCGAAACTCCCATCCCGCCTGGGAGTATCGGCCAATGCGCGATGCTCGCCGTCTCCTCATAGTTGTGGCAGGTGCCAGCAAAGGGCCATGGCCCGGCTGCAACCACTGGAATGCACCAGGAGACCGTCATGACTACCCCTAGAAAACCCCTGCCGACCAACACCGATCCGACCAGTAGTACCAGTGCCGATCTGTACCCCGTTCCCTCCAGCGACAACACCCTGACTTTCAATACCGCCCAGGCCAGCAGCGTCAACCTGGTCACCACCACTGGCGCCAGTGTTTCCCTGGACGAAACCGCCGGGCTGCAGAACGCCACGGCCACGCCGACGCCGGCCGGCGATGCCGACGACAACGACATTCTTCTCGCGTCTCTGCCCTCGCTGTTCGCCACCCGGCTGGGCGCCCTGGGCGCGGGCACCGCGAGCAATGCCGCCTTGAGCGGCTACACCGGCGCCGCGGGCGATACGGGCAGCAATGCGTTCAACCTCAACCTCGCGCCCGGGGCCAGCCTCACCGATGTCAGCTTCACCGACAGCCTGGGCGCGGCCCTCAACGGCCTGGACAGCGGCCTGGATACCCTCGATGGCGTCGACATCCTGCTGTACACCGACAGCAACAACAATATCCTGCTCGGCCGGGCCGGCGGCCCTGGCGGCGCGATCGTGTTCGCGGCCTACATCGAGGAAACCGGGTCGCCGGTCAGCGGCGGCAAGATCTGGACCGTGGAATACCAGCCGCTCAAGCATCCGGACGCCAGCAACCCGGACGATGCCCTGAACCTGATGAACAAGGTGTTCATCGGCGCCACCCAGGACCTGGCGTTCAGCCTGGCCAACGCGCCTTCCGGGCAGAACCTGTTCCTGATGTTCACCACCGCCAACCCCACGGTGATCAATGACGGCGGCGTGATGCGCATCACCAACCCGACGATCATCGCCACCGGCAAGGACCCCGCCGACCAGTCCACAGGCGTCAACATCAATACCGGCGACACCATCAACACCAGCCAGGGCGGTGGCCCGACCACCTTCGGCACCAACAACCAGATGATCACGGAACAGGAAGGCATCCGCTTCACCTTCGTCACCGGTGCCCGGCAGAACGTGACCGTTCCCAATCTGGACCAGAACGAAGCCGACATCGAAGCCAATATCGACTTCACCGCCATGTTCAATAGCAAGTCGGCCAATTTCGACATCGTGCAGCTGCAAAGCGGCAAGAGCGCGGTGGTCAAGATCAGCGCCTTCAGCACCGCGGTGGAATCCGGCACCAGCTTCGTCAACGGCTATGCCGGCGACACGCCAGTGGCGATCACCAATGTGCGCGTGGTCAACAACAGCACCGGCCTGGTGATCGAGAACTCGGACGGCTCGGTGAACGATCCGAGCATCGTCATCACCTTCTCCGGCGGCGTTGCCACGGTCACCGGGGTCAAGGCCGGCTACCAGATCGAATACACCACCGCCGCGGACCATAACCGCGTACTGGTGGAAAACGGCGCGGCCCTCAATGCCTCGGGCAATAACCACGCCGACTTCGATATCGGCGGTTTCAGCCTGCGCCAGGCTGCCACCACGACCACCGAAATCGGCTCGAAGATGATCTTCGAGGACGACGGCCCGGCAGCGGCCGGCAGCGCCGTGGCGGGCACCGTCGATGAAGACGGCCTGGCCAGCGGCATCCCCGGTGGCGTCGGCGATGTGGCCGGCGAAGCCACGGTCGCCAGCGGCAGCGTCACCGGCATCTTCCAGCCCGGCGCCGACGTACCGCTGAGCTACTCCCTGGCCAGCGACACCAGCGGCCTGCCCGCCCTGAGTTCCGGCGGCGTGGCGCTGGTCTACAGCGTGGTCGGCAACACCCTGACCGCCACCGCCGGCGCCGGTGGCGCCAGCGTCTTCACCTTCAGCCTGAGCGCCTCGGGCGCCTACACCTTCACCCTGCTGCAACCCCTGGATCATGCCGCCGGCAATGACGAGAACGACATCACCATCAACCTCGGCAGCCTGCTCAAGGCCACCGACAAGGATGGCGACAGCGTCACCGCGGCCGCGGAAAAACTGGTGATCACGGTCGATGACGACACGCCGACCGCGGCCGGAACCGCCGCATCCGGCACCGTCGACGAAGACGGCCTAGACGGCATCGCCGGAGGCGTGGGCGATGTGGCGGGCGAAGCGACCACGGCCAGTGGCAGCGTCAGCGGCATCTTCCAGTCCGGTGCCGATGTGCCGCTGAGCTATACCCTGGCCAGCGACACCAGCGGCTTGCCGGCCCTCAGTTCCGCTGGCGTGGCACTGGTCTACAGCGTGGTCGGCAACACCCTGACCGCCACGGCGGGTGGGGTGGATGTGTTCACCTTCAGCCTCAGTGCCACGGGTGACTACAACTTCACCTTGCTGCGACCGCTGGATCATGCCCCCGGTAATGACGAGAACGACATCACGATCAATCTCGGCAGCCTGCTCACGGCCACCGACAAGGATGGCGATACGGTGACCGCCGCGGCGGAAAAACTGGTGATCACCGTCGATGACGACACGCCAACCGCAGCCGGCAGTGCCGTCACCGACACCGTCGACGAGGACGGCCTGACCAATGGCATCGCCGGTGGCGTGGGCGATGTGGCGGGCGAAGCGACGACGGCCAGTGGCAGCGTCACCGGCATCTTCCAGCCGGGCGCCGACGTGCCGCTGAGCTATGCGCTGTCCAGCGACACCAGCGGCTTGCCTGCCCTGAGCTCCGGCGGCGTAGCGCTGGTCTATAGCGTGGTCGGCAATACCCTGACCGCCACGGCGGGTGCGGTGGATGTATTCACCTTCAGCCTCAGTGCCGCGGGTGACTACAGCTTCACTCTGCTGCAACCGCTGGATCATGCCGCCGGTAACGATGAGAACGACATCACCCTCAACCTCGGCAGCCTGCTCACGGCCACCGACAAGGACGGCGACACAGTAACGGCCGCCGCCGAGAAACTGGTAATCACCGTCAATGACGACACGCCAACTGCGGCCGGCAGTGCCGTGGCCGGCACTGTCGACGAAGACGGCCTGGCCCACGGCATCGCCGGTGGTATCGGCGATGTGGCAGGCGAAGCCACCACGGCCAGCGGCAGCGTCAGCGGGGTGTTCCAGTCGGGCGCCGATGTGCCGCTGAGCTACTCCCTGGCCAGCGACACCAGCGGCCTGCCTGCCTTGAGTTCCGGCGGCGTGGCACTGGTCTACAGCGTGGTCGGCGATACCCTGACGGCCACGGCGGGTGCGGTGGATGTGTTCACCTTCAGCCTCAGCGCCGCGGGCGACTACAGCTTCACCCTGCTGCAACCGCTGGACCATGCCGCCGGTAACGACGAGAACGACATCACTCTCAACCTCGGCTCGCTGCTGCAAGCCACCGACAAGGACGGCGACACGGTGACCGCCGCGGCGGAAAAACTGGTGATCACCGTCAATGACGACACACCGACGGCCGACGGAACCGCCGCGTCCGGCACCGTCGACGAAGACGGCCTGGACGGCATCGCCGGTGGCGTGGGCGATGTGGCGGGCGAAGCCACGGTCGCCAGTGGCAGCGTCAGCGGCATCTTCCAGTCCGGTGCCGATGTGCCGCTGAGCTACTCGCTAGCCGCCGACACCAGTGGCTTGCCGGCCCTGAGTTCCGCTGGCGTGGCACTGGTCTACAGCGTGGTCGGCAACACCCTGACCGCCACGGCCGGCGCGGTGGATGTGTTCACCTTCAGCCTCAGCGCCACGGGTGACTACAGCTTCACCTTGCTGCAACCGCTGGATCATGCCCCCGGCAATGACGAGAACGACATCACCATCAATCTCGGCAGCCTGCTCACGGCCACCGACAAGGATGGCGATAGCGTCACCGCCGCCGCGGAAAAACTGGTAATCACCGTCGACGACGACACACCGACCGCAACCGGCAGCGCCGTCACCGGCACCGTCGACGAGGACGGCCTGACCAACGGCATCGCCGGTGGTATCGGCGATGTGGCGGGCGAAGCGACGACGGCCAGTGGCAGCGTCACCGGCATCTTCCAGCCGGGCGCCGACGTGCCGCTGAGCTATGCGCTGTCCAGCGACACCAGCGGCCTGCCGGCCCTGAGCTCCGGCGGCGTGGCGCTGGTCTACAGCGTGGTCGGCAACACCCTGACCGCCACGGCCGGCGCGGTGGATGTGTTCACCTTCAGCCTCAGTGCCGCGGGCGACTACAGCTTCACCCTGCTGCAACCGCTGGATCATGCCGCCGGCAACGATGAGAACGACATCACCCTCAACCTCGGCTCGCTGCTCACGGCCACCGACAAGGATGGCGACACGGTGACCGCTGCGGCGGAAAAACTGGTGATCACCGTCGATGACGACACGCCAACCGCAGCCGGCAGTGCCGTCACCGGCACCGTCGACGAGGACGGCCTGGCCAACGGCATCGCCGGTGGCGTGGGCGATGTGGCGGGCGAAGCGACGACGGCCAGTGGCAGCGTCACGGGCATCTTCCAGTCGGGTGCCGACGTACCGCTGAGCTATGCCCTGTCCGCCGATACCAGCGGCTTGCCTGCTCTGAGTTCCGGCGGCGTGGCACTGGTCTACAGCGTGGTCGGCAATACCCTGACGGCCACGGCCGGCGCGGTGGATGTGTTCACCTTCAGCCTCAGTGCCGCGGGCGACTACAGCTTCACCCTGCTGCAACCTCTGGACCATGCCGCCGGCAACAATGAAAACAACATCGCCCTCAACCTCGGCAGCCTGCTCACGGCCACCGACAAGGATGGCGACAGCGTGACCGCGGCGGCGGAGAAACTGGTGATCAATGTCAATGACGACACGCCAACGGCCAACGGAACTGCGGTGACCGGCACCGTCGACGAGGACGGCCTGGCCCACGGCATCGCCGGCGGTATCGGCGATGTGCCCGGCGAAGTCACCAGCCTCGGCGGCAGCGTCACGGGCATCTTCCAGTCCGGCGCCGATGTACCGCTGAGCTACTCGCTGTCCAGCAACACCAGCGGCCTGCCCGCCCTGAGTTCCGGTGGTGTGGCGCTGGCCTACAGCGTGGTGGGCGATACCCTCACCGCCAAGGCCGGGGCGATCAGCGTGTTCACCTTCAGCCTCAACGCGGCGGGGGCCTACGCCTTCACCCTGCTGCAACCGCTGGACCATGCCGCCGGCAATGACGAGAACGACCTCGCCCTCAGCCTCGGCACGTTGCTGCAAGCCACCGACAAGGACGGCGACACAGTGACCGCCACGGCCGACAAGCTGGTGATCACCGTCGACGACGACACGCCGACCCTGGCGTTCGGCAACCTCATCGGCACCGGCACCGACCACGCGCAGCAAGGGTTCTGGAACATGGGCTCCGGCGCCAACGGCCTGGGGCCGAACGGCCTGGACATCAGCCTGGTGAACGGCCAGTTCACCCTGGTCCGTCCGGACGACACCACCAGCATCGGCACCGGCACCCTGGTCGAACAGTCGCCGTCGCCGGATGGCAGCGGCGCCTATCACTTCAACGGCACCCTGACCGGGGACTTCGACAACAACGCGGCCACGGCCAATACCACCGTGCATTACGCCCTGACCGCCTACGCCAACGGCACCTATGCCCTGGACCTGGTGGAAAGCTTCCACTCCACCGTGGTGCTCAGCAGCGCCAACGGCTCGCTGGACTCCGGCGGCCCGGACCCGGTACGCACCCTGACCATAGGTTCCGAGCACGTGGTGTTCTTCGGCGCCAACCCGCTGGCCCCGCAAACCGGCGCCAACAGCATCATGACCGGCGTCGGGGTCGGTGCCACCGACCCGACCGAAGCGCAACTGCAGACCAACCCGCTGCCGTCGTACATCGGTTCGGCAGCGATGAACGTCAGCACGTCCGGTATCGGTATCGCCAACAACAACCTGGAGGGCAACAACACGGCCGGCATCAATGCCGGTGACGAGAGCTTCGTCGTCAACCCGCAGACCCTGCTGACCGCCATGAAGGTCTACATCGACAACTCGGTGCAAGGCTACGACCCGGCCACGGAAGAGCTGTACTACACCATCTACTACGAGAACGGCACGACCTCGGGGGCACCGACCAAGGTGCAGGCCGCTGACCTGCATGCGGAAGCCGGCGGTCAGAAATCCTTCCTCGTACAGTGGGACGGTTCGCACCTGATCGACGCCGTGCAGCTGACCATGGGCAAGGGCACGGTCAAGATCCCGACGATCGAGTTCGTCCACGAGACCGAAAGCCTGGCCAGCGATATCAAGCTGTCGTTCAACGCCACCACCACGGACAAGGATGGCGACACGGCCAGCAGCGCCTTCAATGCCAACCTGTTCGCCAACGACCCGAACGACGCGCTCTTCGACTTCCGGCTGATCGGCACCGCGGGCCAGCGGGATGCCTTCAACGTCGATCTGTCGAGCACCGACAACCACTACCAGGTCACCGGCTTCGACACCACCGCCGGGGCCCGGGACACGGTGGTGCTGCTCGGCGATCCGGGGGCCGTGGTGCAGTCGATCAACGACGCCGGCGCCGACAGCGTGGTGACGGTCGCCGAGACCGGCGGGCAGTTGACCACCATCACCCTGGTCGGGGCTCACGCGGTCAATACCGACATTGTCATGGGCAGCGTCTGA